TGCCATAGCTCAACTCGTCCCCAAGTTGGACAAGATGGGTGTTCAGATTCATCTGGTTCACCTATCTGGATGCTCTATTATTTCCAAAGCGCGTAACAAGTTAGTGCGTAACTTCATGGAAACAGATTGCACTGATATGCTATTTGTAGACGCAGATGTGGTCATTAACGTAGACGCCGTAACCCGCTTGCTGGCTCTGTCTACGGATAAAGATGTGGTTGCCGGTACTTACCCGCGCCGCGCAGACGATGCTAAGTTCTTCCTTGACTTCTACTTGGATGAAAACAATCAGCTAGAGTTTGACGAGAACGGCTTAATGCGTGTTGAAAGTGTGGCTACAGGGTTCATGCTTATCCGCCGCCATGTGATTGAACACATGATGGAAAAACATCCCGAGTGGCGCTATGCTGGGGATGGTGACGGTGAAGATGAGTACGCTATCTTTGACTTCTTGCTAATTGACGGGCAGTACATTGGTGAAGACTATGCATTCTGCCGCCGCGCTCGTGAAGAAGGGTTTAAAATTTACTTAGACCCAATGATTAGCTTGCCGCATATAGGCACAAAAGAATTTACCCGTAACTTTGAACAAGATGCTTTGCAGCCGCTTCTAAAAGAACACTCACGGCTTAAACTTAAAGTAGCAAATGGCTAAGAAAACCCCATCCCTTGCAGTGGGTCGCGGTGAGAAGCTACCGGTCTCTAAAGGGGCGGGCTTGACTGCCAAAGGCCGCGCTAAATATAACGCAGCAACCGGTAGTAATCTGAAAGCTCCCCAGCCTCAAGGTGGCGCACGCAAGAACTCATTTTGTGCGCGGATGAGCGGTATGCCGGGGCCGATGAAAGATGAGAAGGGCAAACCAACCCGGAAAGCCGCTTCACTTGCAAGATGGAAATGTTAGATTTAAACACCGCTTGGTCTGCCATCTTGTCCTTAGTGATTGGATTGTTAGGCTACATAATGAATGAAAAGTTCAGGGAACTGGCTCGTATTACGATCTTGCTGAATAAAACTCGTGAGGAGGTTGCCCGTGATAACGTTACTCAAGCAGAAGTGGATCGAATTACGAACCACATTGACCAGCGCTTTAACAAACTTGAAGCAAAGATTGACCAGCTTATTCAAGCGGGGCGATGATGCCCAGCACAAGTAAGAAGCAACACAATTTCATGGCGGCTGTGGCTAACAACCCAAAGTTTGCCAAGAAGGTAGGAGTCCCACAGTCCGTGGGTAAAGACTTTAACGATGCCGACAAAGGCAAATTTTCTAAAGGTGGTGATACTATGGCTAAGATGAACGCAGGCATGATGGCAATTATGGCTAAGAAAAAACCCATGAAAATGGCTGATGGCGGTATGCCAATGGTTATGAAAGATGGTAAAAAAATTCCAGCTTTTGCTGCTGACGGTAAGGGCGCAATGAAACATGGTGGCAACGTCAAGAAAATGATGAGTGGCGGCATGGCTAAAGGAAACTCAGCTTCTTCTCGCGCTGATGGTATTGCTCAACGTGGTAAGACCGTAGGAAAAATGCTTAAAAAAGGCGGCATGGCCTGCTAAGGAATAAATCATGAAACGCACAAAACGATATGATGAAGGTGGCGGTATCCCTGCCCAAACGGAAGAAGAAACAGCAAATGAAATAGAGTTGAACTCCCCGGCAGCACGCGCACGCCGAAATGTTTCTGATACTGAAAATCAAATCCGTGCTGATGCTGTTGCAAAGATGGCAAGTAAAGCTGCACCAGTCATGGATGAAGAAGCTCCGGCCCGTATGCCAATGCGCCCCGGACAAGCATCTTCTGGTATGACCAAAACACCTATGGTCACCAAAGAACAGCTTGCTGCATCCGGTCTTAGCCTGCGTGAGTACTTAAATAAACAACAAGGTTTAAAACCTCGTGGTGAATCAACCCGTATGCCCGCACCCCCCAAACAAGAAGCTCCCATATATAGTAACGAGGGTCGTAACGTAGCCACCAAGCAAAGCGATAAAGTTGATTTATCTAGCCCTCTAACAGCTTTGCGTAGCCTAACACGGGGTAAACGCCGCGAAGACGATGATAGGCCGGTTAATGAACGTATCCGTAGCGCAATGGGTATGGCAAAAGGTGGCTCAGTAGGTTCTGCATCCAAACGTGCTGACGGTATTGCTGTACGCGGCAAGACCAAAGGCAAAATGTGCTAAGGAGTTATCATGGCTAAAGATTACGAATACCCTAACGCTACTCCGGTAGACGAGCCTGTAGCCAAGAAGCCTAAACCTAAACCCAAGCCAAAGCCCCCGATGTATCCTGACTCTGTGCCCGTGGATGAGCCAGTGAAGAAGATGGCTAAAGGTGGTTCTGCATCTAGCCGTGCAGATGGTTGTGCCCAGCGCGGTAAAACCAGAGGAATGATGCTGTGAGAGCCAGCCGGGGGATGGGAGCCATCTCCCCTTCTAAGATGCCAAAGGGCAAGAAGCTGCCCCGTCGGGACGACACTGACTTTACGCAATATGCCGAGGGTGGATTAGCGCAACAAGCTGCTACTGCTATTGCAATGAAAGCTGCTGGCAAAAAACCTAAAAAAATGGCTGCTGGTGGTGAAACAAAATCTAAAGTAAATGAAGCTGGCAACTACACCAAGCCTGAGTTACGCAAACGTATCTTTAACAGCGTCAAAGCTGCGGCAATCGTAGGTACAGGCGCAGGGCAATGGTCAGCTCGTAAAAGTCAGGTGTTAGCTAAACGCTACAAACAAGCTGGCGGGGGCTATCGTGATTAAAAAGTCACAGCAATCTCTAAAAGACTGGACTAAACAATCTTGGACAACTAAGTCGGGAAAGCCGTCGTCAAAAACAGGTGAGCGATACTTACCTGAAGCTGCTATAAAATCCTTGTCATCGGCTGAGTATGCAGCTACCACCAAAGCAAAGCGTGCGGGCAAAGCGGCAGGTAAACAATTTGTGGCGCAGCCCAAAACCATAGCAAAGAAAACAGCAGGGTTTAGATAATGGCTACTTCTGGAACCGCTACTTTTAACCTTGACTTAAGCGAGATAGTCGAGGAAGCGTTTGAACGTGCAGGTTCCGAGTTGCGCACAGGCTACGACATGCGTACTGCGCGGCGTAGTCTTAACATCATGTTTGCCGATTGGGCAAACCGTGGCATAAATATGTGGACGTTTGAGCAGGGGACTATTAACTTGGTTCCGGGGTTGAACACTTACCCTATCCCTGTAGGCACCGTAGACCTGCTAGAGCATGTAATCCGTACTGGTGCTAACACTGCGTCTACTCAAGCCGATCTCACCATCACGCGGATTAGTGTTAGCACCTACGCTACGATCCCCAATAAACTCCAGCAAGCTCGCCCAATACAGATGTGGTTTCAACGGCTTGACGGGCAGACTTCAGCTTCAATCACTACGCTGAGTGCCACTATTACAGCCACAGACACTACTATCTCTGTCGCGTCCGTTGTTAACTTGCCTGCTAATGGGTATATATTAATTGGCACTGAAACCATATATTACGGGTACATATCAGGGAATACCCTAAATAGCGTTGCTCGTGGACAGAACAATACAACTGCCGCTGCACATACATCGGGCGATGCGGTAGCTATTCAGAACATCCCACGGGTTACTCTTTGGCCTACACCGGATAACTCCACAACTTATCAATTTGTCTACTGGCGTATGCGCCGTATTGATGATGCTGGCGGCGGTGTGAACACAATGGATGTGCCATTTAGGTTCTTGCCTTGCATGATTGCAGGACTGGCGTATTACGTAGCCCAAAAGATACCGGGCGGCATGGATCGTCTACCAATCTTAAAAGCTCAATACGACGAGGCTTGGCAATTAGCCGCCGATGAAGACCGCGAGAAGGCAGCTATACGTTTTGTCCCAAGACAGATGTTTATTGGTAATTCGTAATGGGTAATCGGTTTGCTTCTGGTAAAAAGGCGATTGCAGAATGTGATCGTTGCGGGCAACAATTCCTGCTAAAGAAGCTAAAAACAGAGATAATCAAGCAGAAGAAGTATGAACTGCTTGTATGCCCTGATTGCTGGGATCCAGATCAACCGCAATTAATGCTTGGTACATTTCCAGTAGATGATCCGCAAGCACTGCGTAATCCTCGAAAAGACACAACGTATGTGACTTCGGGTAACAATGTAAACGGGTTTCCTGCTGGCGGTTCACGGGATATTCAATGGGGATGGAGCCCTGTTGGTGGGGCGAGTCAGTTTGATGTAACGCTAACTCCCAATTATTTAGTTGGGGTTACAAGTGTTGGTACAGTAACGGTTTCATAGGAGTTTATGATGGCTAAAGAAAACATGAAAAATGACACGGCGCAAGACAAGGCCATGATTAAAAAAGCGTTCAAGCAACATGACGCTCAAAAACACATGGGCGGTAAGGGTACAACCCTGAAGCTAAAAAAGGGTGGTCCTACTAGCGAAGACCGTATGCGTGTAGGGCGTAATCTGTCTCGCGCAGCTAACCAGAAATCGGGGTAAATCATGGCCTACAGTATGAAA